GAAAGTGTTTGGCTCGTCATTGACATCGCTACCGTCGTGGGTCATCTCAGCGAAGGTCATCAGCGAATTGCCGATCTTCGAGTTGGCGAAGTGCAGGGTCCGCCCTTCCGGTGGGATGTCCGTGCCTACGCTGTCCTCAAGCTGAATGTTCCCAGCGTAATTTGAGTTGTGGTAGCCAATAGCCGCCCGATAAGGGTTCTTTGGATTCTGGGGGAACAGGCAGGGGTAGCTGGCCGTAGCGTAGTAATCCAGCACTTCGATCCATGGGCCACTGCCTTCACGCTTCCACAGCTTGATGAAGCCCCGCCCGCCGTTGGTGCTGGTACGGCCGTCGTTGAAAATCTGGTAGACGAAGTGCGTCCAGCCGCCGCGAGTGATCGTGTTGAGTGCTCTCATGGACACCGCATCGTCCGGGTAGTGCTCCGACGACGTGGTGTAGTTGTAGTGGAACCTGTTAGTGGTCCAGCCTGTGCCTGCTGGGTCTTCAATCACGTTGTAGGCGATGGGCAAATGCCAGCCGGAACCGTGAAGACAAATCGAAAACGGTGGCGACATCGACCCCGCGTTCAAAACTGGCTTGTACTGGTGGTTCGTGACGAAAGCCCAGCCTTCCTGCGTGATGTCCCAGTTCTTCGAGACATAGACGCTGTAAGAGACCCAGCGGGTACTCAGGTAGTCAACCCCTTGAGCCTCAACACACTGCTTCGTCAGGCTCCGGCACTCGGTACGAAAACGGTTGCGGTTTGCGCCGTCGAAATCACCGAGACACTTCAGGCGGTTCCCGTTCTGGTTAGTCGCCATGCTCTCCTGATGCACGCGCTTCCAGTTGACCTCGACCGCACTAAGGCTGTCCGGCACCGTGCCGTTGATAACGGTGACGGTCGTGTCGGTGTTGTCATAGGTGCAAGCAGAAACTTCAGCAGTGATGTCGCCCGGCGCCATGCGGACCTCGCGGCCGGCGATGGTCGTGACGTAGTCCCATACCGCCGTGCCATCAGTGATGCCGGTGCCAGTGCCAGTGGGGCCGCCAGAGGAAGCGCTCGTTCCTGCGGTCGTGCAGATATACAGCTTGGCTTCCGGCAAAGAACTCGGGTCGTTCAAGCGCAGGGCATTAAGGGCGTATGCGGTGCTGGGCGCCCACGCACTTTCATCCGTATACGGGATGTTGAACACCCGCCGAGCGTCTACCCCGTTGACCTTGAACTGTGTGCCGGACAGCTTGGTAAACGACGTGTAGTCGCTGTCGTGCCAGTCATCGTCCCGCGACTTGACCCTGATCCCGACGGACCAGAGAGGGTTGTCCGGGTATGACCCGCCGTCCAGCACCGGGCCGACAGCGTAGGTCTCATGCCACCGGCCGGGGAAATTCAGTTGGTTGGTCGGCGTCGTGGCGATGAACAGCAGCTCGCCAGTGCCGACGTGCTCGTAGTTATGGGCCTGTCCGATGAAGGATGCGTAGTCAGGGGGGCGGCCGTACTGGGGAACGCCCCAGAAAGTCTGGCCGAAAGCGGCCCGACTGACCTGATCCGTGTAATCCCAGTGAAACTGCCCATGCTTGATGCGGCCGTCCCACAGAATTTGCTTAGCTGTGTCGCCCACCCCATAGCCTTCCGGCAAGGGGATTCTCCAGAAGGTAGTTGCCTTCGTCTTCTGCATCAGAAGAACCCTATGACGACGCTGTCCACGCGAGTTGTCTTACCCGCTTCAATGTTGATGTTGTTGAGCTGCAGGTCGCCGCCACCGAGCTGCCCAACGGTTCCCTCCCAGACTTTAGTCAGCGTACCGGCGTTGTCTGAGCACACGAAAAACTTGGCCGCCGTTCCGGTAGCCGCGTTGTTCGTATCGTCGGTAATCGCGTTGCTGACTGCCTTGCCGTCTACTGCGGCGGCGAAAGCGGTAGCTGAGAAGGTCAACTGGGCAAGGATGCCCGTTGAAGGAAGAGCAAGGTTGGTGGTCCCAATGACCAGCTTGCCCGGATTGGACCCGAGGTCTACTCGTGCAGTTATCGCATCAACAGCGGCATTTAGAGCAACAGTTTCGAGGACGAGCATGAACACCCTCCTGCAAGAACTGGGACCGACGCCAGTGAAGGCGTCGGTCCCGTCGAGCCGACATCATCAGGCGCCTCTTTAGACAGCGCCGGCAGGGACGGTGATCGTGAAGCTCGTCAGTTCGACCGTCTCAGTTGCCGTGATGGTCAGGTTCGTGATGTTGATCGACTCACCCGACGTACCGACCGACCCGGTAAGTACCTTGTTGGTCTGCCCGGCGTTCGCATAGATGCAGAAGTGGTCAATCGTCCCGCCTGCCGCATTGGTGTCGCTGAGCGGCTGACCCGTCATGGTGATGGTGCCGTTGGACGACGCGCCGAAAGCGTTGGTGGTGCTCATCACGATGTCCGCGACCTCGGCGTTTGCCACTGTCTCGAACATCAGGTGCGGGGCCGTGCCCAGCGTGTTGATGTAGTTGTCGATCTCGTCGGCCAGAGCATCGCGCAGGCCGGTCTCAAGCAGTAGTCCCATCGTCTTCTACCTCTGGTAAGTTGTCTGTGTCTACGTCTGTCTGTTGCGGCTCCTCTGCGAAGCTGAGTTCGCCAGAGATAGGCACAGTCAGCCGGATAGAGCCATCCTTCCTGCGCACTACGAGAGTGCCTTCGTAACGTGGTGCTCCGATCTTGCTCATACTCCGAACCCCGGAAACGCCCAGTTCTGAGCGTATGGCGTATACCCACGCCGAGCCATGTCGGCGCTTTCCCGAGTCTTGGCCCGATACCTCCGCAAGTGGTAACGGGCCAGCTCAGCGTCTGAAAACGGCTTCATGGGCTGGTTGTAGAACCTGCCAAGCGTGCCGTCGAGGATCGCTTCAAAATGGTGTGTTTCAAAAAAGTCAGGCACCCAGACCGTAGGGTCTCTAGGCGCCAACGCGACGAGCGCAGAAACAGCGTTTTCGTCGTCAGTCGTCGGAGTAGGGATCAGAGTGATAACGTCCGGTGTCGGGCAAGTGAACCCTGTTGGCTGACCCGGAGAGTACCCCTGTACCTGATAAGGCGCCTGTCCGATCTCTTGGTCGTTGACAAACACCTTCAACACGTCGATGCAGGTGGCCCTGTTATCGACCGGATTGACGGCGATCTCAGGGTCATCAGCGACAATAGAGAGGTCAGTGACGACCATGCGCCACGGCTTCGCCTCTCGGCAGAAATCCTTAATGACGTAGACCAGCTCATCCTGAATGATGCTTTCAGGCTCGCTCGGAATCCGGGCAACCAGCGCTTTCATCCATGGAAGGAGATCAGCCATATCACGCCACCGTTAGCAGCTTTGCCACGAACTGGTTAAGAAGCGTAGCCGCCCGTGCGTCCACGGTAAACTCGTCATCGCGTAGCTCAGCGCTGCCGGCTACGTAGAAGACAAACTGGGGGAAAAACATCTCGTCAACAGGGAAAGCCGACGCAAAGTCAGCCGTAGTGAAACTGGGGATGGACTGGTTGATATAGGCCCGAAACAGGTCAGGGCGGATACGCCGCGCTTCCAGCAGCGCGTTGTTCAGGTACGCGACTAGGTCGTCGTCTGAATACCGGTACAACTGCGAATCGGTGTCATGCAGTATCGTCCGGGCTTCAGATATCGCATCGCCTACCGTCTTAGCCATCAGCCTCGCTCACACCCGAGGACAAGTCGGTATCCTCGGTGAAAAGAATCTTCTCGGCAGAATCCTTGTTCGTCCTCGCCTTGACCCGTCGGTCAAACTCCTCTGCCGTAAGCAGAGTGAACCGGGAGTTCTTACGCTGGATGAACGGCGCTGCCATCATCTTGCTGTAGGTGTCAGTCTCTTTGTCGTAGACGTAAAACATCTGCTTCCCCTTTAAGAAAGGTGGCCCCCGAAGGGGCCACCCTTACCCGTCAGGCTTACGCCTTCTGGACCTGCGCCTTGGCAAGCGCAGTGCCATCCACGACCTTGTAGCCGTAGATTTGCAGACCGCGCATGATGTTGCCGAAGGTGGACTCGGCTCGCAGGGTCTCGACCTTCGTCATCTGGCTGGCGAAGGTAAGGCCGTGCGAGTGACCCGCGTACACGCGGTACGAGTCACCGGCGGTGCCATCGGTGTCAATCGGCAGCAGGTTGGACATGTACAGGGTGAACCTGTCGATCATGCCCAGCTTGCCGTTCCGGGCGATGCCCTGCGAGTCACCCGTCAGCGAGGCGTCCCGAAGCTCAGAACGCTTGACGAGCGCACAGGCCCACGCCGGGAGGATCAGCCAGCGGCCGGTCTCTGGGATGTTGGCCTCGTCGAGCACCTGACCCAGATACGTGATGAGGTCGATGACCTCGGTCTCGCCGGTAGTCGCGCCCCGCGCCACGAGCTGCAGCGGTGCCGCTGCCGTGCCGAGGTTGACACCCGCCGAAACCCGGCCAGCGGTCAGGCCCTGATTGCCGGACGAACCAGCCGCCCAGCTAGCCGCCGTGGCATCGGCCGTGTCGAAGATGTCGGCATTGATACCGGCGAGAACGTCGGTGTCGATGGCGATCTTCATCTGCTCAGAGGCGTCGGACGCCCACAGGCTCATCTGGTCGAGGTCGGACTGCAGCTCCATCACGTCGTCGAGGATCGTGTTGAAGTACTTGCCCTTGTTGATGAGCAGGTCCACGAGGTTGGACGACGGCCGTTCCAGCGTCCCGCTGATGTCCGAATCCGACTCGTAGTTGTTGATGGCGATGGACGGCTTGGTGCGGATATGGACGGTATCGCCCTGATTCCGAATCTCGCCCTCGTAGTCGGTGTTGGCGATCTCACCGAAGACCGTCGAGTCGTAGAACTTCTCGATGAGCTTCGAGGACCAGACTGCCGGAATGAAAACGCCGGCGTATGCCGGATCAGCGGCAACGTCGTTATAGACCTTAGTCGCAGCTAGGGGATATGCCATGGTGAATTACCTCACTCAGTATGCGGCGTTCGACACGGGCACGAAGTTCGCTGGAACAACGCGCCCCTCTTGGAGTGCGCGGAAGATCGCCTGCTCAGTCCGGTCCTTCTCCTCTGGCTTCTTGCGGAAATCGCCTCGGGAAACGGCCTTGTAGAACTCGTTGATCTCCTGCTCAGTGAAGAGACGCTTTTCATCCTGAGCGCCCGCTGGCGTTCTGCTCGCCCTCGACTTACCGGGGGCGACCAGCTTGTTCGCGTCTACCTTTGGTGATCCCTTTGCAGGAGCCTTAGGCTGCGAAGAGCTGACAGCGGCGTTTTCATTCAGAAAGCCCTTGAAGAAAGCGACGACGCGATCAGACTCAGCGGCGTCAAACGCTTTCCTCAACATAACCCCACGCTGATTGCCAGAGTAGGGGTCAACCTCGTTAAGCCACTCAAGGAACTCAGGCGACTTATTGAGGTCCCGCCAGTTTTCGACCTGCTGGTCGAGCTTGGCGAATACTTTTTCTCGCTTGGTTTCACTGACCACCTGCGAGACACCGCCCACCTGCTGGGTGACGGTTTTCAGTTCGTTGCGTAGGCCAGCAATCTCGCTGCCTACAACTTCTGCTGCGGCGCGGCGGATAACGTCGATAAGGTCCTCGCCGTACTCTTCCACCTCGTCTGCCGTCAGCTTGTTGAACTTAGGCGCCGGGGGAGCGGCTGGCTCCTCCTTTGGCCGGTTCATCTGGGCAATTAAGCCCTCAAGATGCTGCTGGCGCTCACGCATCTCGCGGAGCTGCTGATGCAACTGCGGCACCTCGCTGTCGTACTTCCCACGCAGTACGTTGTACTTGTGCTGGAAGTCAGGCTGCTCGGAAGGAGCTTCCTGTTCTTCAGGCGCCTCTTCTGGAGGGGCTTCGGCGGCACTCGACTCAACGTCTACAGGCTCTTCCGGCTCAGATGCCTCCTGCACGGGGACTTGCTCACTGGCGTCCGCGTCTTCACCGCCTGCCTGAAGCTGCTTCATTAGCTCCTCGGCTTCCTTTACCTGCTTACGTACTGCTCTGGGAGCGGCCATGCGTCTTCCCTACCCTTGGTTAGCGATCTTGTGCGCGTTACGGAACACTTCCAGTTGCTCATGCAGGGCACGCGCTTTTCCCTGCAGGGTCTGAAGGTCGTGGACGGCGGCGTAGAGAAGCTGCTTCACTGTCTGCTCGTAGTCTTTCTCTAGCTTGTCCAAATACAGCTTGCCTGCTGGTGAACGAGACATGCCGACAAACAGGCTGGCTTGCTCGGCGTCCATTAGCTCGCGGTGATCGCCACCGTATTGGTGACACCGCCGCAGTCGCAGGTGATGGTATGCGCCCCTGCGGTTACGGTGACATCGAGCCGGTTGCCCCGACCGAGGAACCCGTCCACGTTGGACGACCACGCGAACGCCTCAGCGAGCGCACCAGTCTGGTTCTTGGCGGTGGCCGTCAGCGTAATGCTGGTGCTGTTAGCACCGGCCGACGGGCTGTTGATAGTGGGAGCAGCGACCGCAACGCCCGGCCAATCCGAGCTGTCACCGCCAACTGTCTCACGAAGATGTCGCTGAGAGCGTCCCATATCGGCCTCCTGTTTCTAAGGCGCTGAATACATTACTTTTCGCGTCACGTCAACACTTTACCTAGTTAACGGTCGCGTTTTCGACCTTTCCCGGCGGCCCACCGACCTTGAACCAAGGCTGATTAGACAGGAAGGAACACCCGAACTGGTTACATGCCTTAACAGCGAAATACGTATCCTCCCGAACACTAACAGTGCCAGATACGGAAGTCTGGGAGGACGGCAAAGTCGCAGCCGGAGGGAAATTCTGGCCCGGAACTGGCAGGCTGGTCTGGACGTAGAACTCGTAGCCGGTCAGCGCAAACTCCGGGTCGCTGGCAATAGGCGTGCACTCCGCGTCCGCGAGGAACTGGGGCGCCGTCCACGACACCGTGTAGGAGTCACCCAGCTTCTTCACGCCGGACTTCTGCGGGTCCACTGGACCGTCCTCGGTGTCTTCACAACCAGTCTGTGCATACGCGGCTGACGTTGCTGATGCGGCTACGCCGCACACGAAGCCGATGCAGAACACTGCTACGGCCCACCAGATCAATCTTCCTCTATTCATCACCGCACCTCTGCTTGTCTTCGTACTCCGCGCAGTATTCTTCCAGCAGCTCGTCGTACTGCTCTTCGAGGAACTCCCTGATGCCGGGGTTCTCCTCGCGGCGGATTTGCAGCTCAAGGTTCCTGAGGTCCTCACGGAACTCACGCCCTGCGTACTGCTCCCACTCGGACATCTTCATGTACCGGGTGTCTGCGGTCACTGCCGCCCCACCGATGGACCCCACCGCCAGTACGGCTGCCGCGATGGTTGGCAGTCCGGGGAAGTTCATTACAGCTCCGGCACACCCGGAACTTGCGTCCCGGTGAGCAGTGCGGACTTGCTACCCGGACCCTTCGCCTTCTCGTAGGTGCGCCCGATCATCCACACGCCGACGACGCCCGCCCATGCGTAGGTAAAGTCAGGCGGCACTTCGACGGTCACGCCAGTGAACTGGGCGAAAAGCTGGACGAAGAACATCACTAGCCCGGCGTAAACCACCGTGGGCCGAGCGCGCTTCGTGTACGAGTCACCCTGCGCCATCTCGGCCTGAATGATCTTGGTCACAGCCTCGAAGCGGGACTGGATGCCCTGCTGCATGACTTCAGCCTGCCGGTTGGCCGCTTCCATCACCTTGACCTTGATCTGCGCCTTCTCTTCGTCGGACGTGTGGAACTCATCCACTACGTCACCGACTTCTTTGACGAGGCTGCCGAACCCGCTGGTGAGAATTTTACTGAGCACGCCCATCGTTTTCTCCGTTTCCAGTTACTGGGTAATGTCCCATCTTCTCAAGAGCAGCCATATACCCCTTGACGTAAGCTGCTTGATGCCCGAGGTCCCACTGGCGCTGCTCCTGTATTTCCAGCTCAACCTGCATAGGGCGAACCACCAGCAGACCGATGCTGCCGACCGTAGCAAGCATACCGAGAATAGCGACCACCCAGCCCCGCGTGTCCGGTCGCCGCAACGTGCGCTCCTGCGCAACAGCGGTAGACAGGTTCTCAACTGAGGTAACGACGCCTGCAATCTGGTTTGCCAAGCTGGCGAACCCGCCGTCTACGCGGGCGCGAAATTCAGCAAACCCAGACTCAACTGCAGCAATAGCCTTACCTTGCTCGGTGACTACTCTCCACACGTCGTTAGTGGAGTGGTAAGGGCTTGAATTGTTGTTCTCCACTGCTACCCCACTAGCTCAAAATGGCCTAAGTCATCGAAGGTCTGGTCACTGAAATCCGTATCGCCGTCCCAGTCACCGCCCCAACGAAGTTTTACACCGACTTCCTCAGCGGTAGTAAGGAGGACACCCGCGAGGAAATACCAGTAGCGAGCGTCCGTCCACGGGATGCCACCCTTGCCGTTAACTCGGACATAAGGGTAAGCGTCAAAGGCAAGACTACGAGGCTCACCAAGAACATCCACAGCATTGTGTTTGCTATCGGGCCAACGCTTCTTGGACTTCCCGGCGTCGAATAGCTGGTTCTGCAGGACTTCTCCGCGCCAGCCGTGGCTGATGCCGAAGTCAATGACCTGTTTGGACATGGTTCGGATGGCGACCTGCTGTAGACGCTCATCGCAGGTGTCCAGCAGAGATAGGCTGCCGTGACTGAGCTTGAACATCCCTATTGCCCCGTTGTCTGCCTAGCATTGCTCTGCGTGTTCATGTGTGGCGGCCCACCCTCAGAAGGGGCCGGAGGAGGGGCATTACCCTGAGGTGCCCCAGCGGGAGGCGCGCCTCCCGCCGGAGGCTGATTTGCAAGGGCAGCCTTAACCTCCTCTTCTTCGGGAACGACATTCTCGTACGGCAAGCCGATGTCCTTGGACACGGCGCGCAGAAGGTTCGCACGGCGCTCAGGACCAATGATCGGAGCGTCGATGGGGTTGGCGGTAATCTGCAGGAACTCAAGCTGGCGTACGCGGTCCTGCTCGCGCCTGAGCGCGTTAGCAACGCCCTTGACAACCACCTGCTCGTCACCACGGAGTTTATCCGGGTGAAGCAGCATCACCATGTCGTACAGCTCATCAATGACGGGCTGCATGATGTCTTGGTCGATGTTGGCTACAACCGACTGCATCACCTTGCTGGAGTTGTTCATCAGCATGGCAAGGCCAGAGGCAGTCGTCGCCGCCCCGCCTGCGCGGGTGGAGCCGGTCATGTAGCGCGGGATGGCCGAAATCTCATCGGCCATGTTGCTGAACTCCTTGTACACCCCCAGCAGTTCCTGTGCGTTGGAGTTCGGCTGATAGAACTGGATCGGCGCCTGATTGTTGCTGTACGGGTCCGTCGTGACATGCCACCGCTTCCACGGGTACAGCATGTCCTTGTCGGCGCCCGGCGCCATGCGGTCGTCGTCCACGATGACCTGCGGACCCGAGGCGATGCTCAGGTTGTTGACAAGCGCGCGCAAGGTTGCGTTGGCGACATCCTGAATGTCGGAAAGAATCTGCGGCAGGCCGTTGCCGTACAGGCTGCCCGGAATCTTCTCGAAGCTCGTAACGTAGTAGATTGGCCGCTGGCGTGGGTTTGGGTTCACCTGCACCTTGATGATCTCGTCGCAGATCAGCCAGCAGGTGACGTAGTACTCAGCGGCCAAATCGCCCAGCTCGTCCTCGGGGACCCCCCAGTCGGCCAGCCACTGGCCCCGGACGTAGCCGTGAAATTCCAGCGTGTCGAGATACCGCTGCTCGCCGTCTTCAGGCAAGGTCTCCCGGCGCTCAAGTTCAGCGCGGGTGGTCTCGAAACTCGATGACCAGCGCGCCCATGAAGTTGACTTGTTGTCGTACTCCATGAGCACCTTTTCGATGGCCTCGTCGTCGTAGCCCGGTAAGCCCCGAAGGTCAGCCAGCTCGTCACGAGCCAGCGGGACACGCTCGAACACGGAGGCGTTATTGACGGTAGACGCGGCCGGTGAAAACCAGATATCGAACGGGCTGACCCGGTTCCAGCACAGCTTGACCGTTTCCGCCAGTGTCGGCTGGCCGCCAGCCCACTTGATCTGGGTCTGCTTGCGGACGACCGGCCCCTTGATGATGCCGTACAGGTACACGGGCAGGTCGGCAATCATCTCGTTGAGGGCCTTGTAGAACCCGCCCTCGATCAGCAGGTCCTCCATGAAAGACGCCGCCTCGCGGGTCTCACGGGCGGCGTTTCTCTGGGCAGCCTTCTGGGCCGACTCCATGAGGGCTTCTACCCTCAGCTTCATCGCCCCCTCGTCTATAGGCTGCCCTGCCTGCTGCAGCGTGGCCGTTTCCGTCTGCACGAGCTGCATGATGGACGACATGATGTCCTCAGGCAGTTCAGGTACAGGCGTTGGCTGGAGCGACCATGGCCGCTCGGAGTTCAGGTAGATGTCGCGCAATATCGCCGTGGCACCGCGACATTTTGACGCAGTGATGCGCGAATAAACTTTCGACCCCCTAAACTGCTCAATCTGCTGCAGTTTCTGGGCGTCGTACTGGCCTCGGTAGGTCCGAAGAGACAGCAGCAGCTCCTGCTCGATGCCCTCAGATTCCCTGAAGTTCTTGGCATCGGTGAACTGCCGGTTGACAAACGCCACGAGTTGGCGCTTGAACATAGCAACCGTGAAGTCTTGCTCCTGCTCGGAGTAAGCCTCAGATTCTGTTTGGTTTTCCTCAGGCGTGACGACCCTGAGGAGACCTTTGCCCATGGGTTGTTCGGCCATGGGAGTCCATTGAACCTGAAACTTTACGTGGCGTCAATAAGTTAGGTCCACGCAGCAGGAGAGATCACCGGCTGCTGCTCCTGACGCCCCCGGTCCAGCCGATTCATGGCCTTGGCGTAGATCGCCTTGTCAGTGCCCAGACACGCATACTGCAGTGCATCATGCAGGTCAGCCCACGGGCGGGCTTTCTTGTCCGGCTTGTCCTCG